AGACAAGATAAGCAGGAATGTTGCACAGGCGAGCCATTTCAAGCGCCTGGTATTTGCGCTGATCAGCGAGGACTTCTTGCGGGGAGTGTTTGAACTCACGGAACTCAACCTGTCGAGATAACGCACCAATAGCGTTCTGTTTACGAGCCTGCGACCAAGCCGACGCCAGCGATCCGAGGTCTTCGCCAGAGAGGTCTTCGCCGTCTACTTGCTGTAGATAGCCAGGTGTGGTTTCTAGCTGGGCGTAACGGTCGGCAGCCTGATCCAAATAGATGCTGGTGTTAATTGCGCGAGCGCCAATCTTCAAGATGCCTTCAATTGGGCTGATGAATTGAACAACGTTGTTTACATCTAGCGGTTGCCCATTGAACTCGAGTTCATCTGATGGCCCGTAGAACTGTGGGATACCGGTCTGCTTGACGCTGGACATGTTTGCAGCTGGTAGCCATGTAAACGCTGCGGGGAAACCTTGACCGCCGGCACCTTGTGGGGCGTAGCGACGTGTGATGTAGGCGTAGGCGACACCGTAGAAGAACAGGTCGCTGAAGATGTTTACAAAGAAGAATGAGCGGGAGACTTTGGGGTCTGGGCGTTCCATCCACGGCTCTAGCGGGAGGTACACCTCTTCGTAGTTTTCGCCCATCCACTGTTTGCTGTAATGCTTTAATTCGAGCGAGCCGATAAGGCCTGCGATGAGGTCACGGCTACGGCTGACCGTCGGCACGGATAACGCACGTACCTCAGCGGTGCCGGTTTCGTAAACAAGGAAGTTGCCAACGTTGGCTGCACCAGCGGCAGCCTTAACGACAGGCGCGGCAGCGAAGTGCGCCGTCTCTACTTTGCGTGTAAACAAACCCATGTATGTGGAGTCTCGCACAAGGTTGTTGCATTTGCAAGTATTGTTTTTAAGAACTTGCAAAGCCTATTTTTGCTGTTGATCGAGGTCGTGAAACCATTACGGCAGCTGTAATTAAACAACGACAAGCCTCAATAGGCCCCGGTGAGCGCTGGCTGGAAACAACTAAAGTGTTTTGGGCGCGTACGAGCACTGCTCTAGCAACGTGTTCGGCAAGCATCTCTCCGCCGTCATGTTTAACTTTGCCTTCCGCAATTAACGACCGGCAAATGGCCGTGTATTTCAGAAGTTCACCGTAGCCCCACTCTTGTTTACGGTGCATATATTTTTGCGGGGTGTGAACAGCTAGCGATGGTGTAATAGCCAAGGTTAATTTTGGGTCGTTTTCAAGAGCCGCCACAATTTTTTCCCACAGATCGTTAATCGAGTCGGTGCTGAAACGCACGCTTACAAGCACTTCGCCGCTTGTATTCAACCTTGCCCAGACGCCAACGTATTTTGAGTCGTCAACTGCGGAGTCAACTGCTAAAACCGATTTAGTTCCATCCCATGTTAAGTTTTCGGCTTTTGCTTTTGCCCACATTCCCATCGGCAACCAAGACGATGTTGCCGCCACCCAAAGGTTGCAGTGGGCGCGAAGGAACTGGTTGCGGTCGGGTGCTGCAGCGGCTGATTGTAAACCTTTAACCGTAATCGTTCGGCCTAGGCTTGGATTGGGGTAGCCCCAAAATTGAGGGTCGAGCGGATCAACACCAGTCGGTAGAGACCATTCTGCAAAATACAAATCCGTTTGAACATTGGCATCAATCGCCGCCAACGCTTGTTCTCGGAACTTAAGCATTGCGCGACTTGATTCGTCGCCGGCGGTAGAAGTCATCCAACACATTGGTGACGGCACAGCAATTTGGCTAGGAAGCAAAGCTCCAAAAATGGCCGACTCAGAAAGAGCCCAGATTTCGTCAAGCAACATAATGTCCCATGTCCCACCGTGCTTTTTTCCTGTGGCGGCTTTAACCGCATACACAGACCCGTCAGCCATTTTGACTTGGTGGCGGCCATAAGCCCAGGTGACTTTGCACAGCTCTTGTTCTTCCCACAGTTCAAACGTTTCGCGCAGCTCCTCAAACACCTCAGTCGCTAAAGCCAACTCATGAGCCGAAGACATGATCCGCACCGGTCGACCCCAGATACGTGGCAACTCAGACAACGCCCACCCCACAATCGCAGCGTTCATAGTTGTCTTACCGTTCTGACGCGCCGCACTAACTAAAGCCTTCGAATGTGTGAACCGCAGCTGCTCATCATGGCTAAACGCACCGGTTAACGAATGAATCTGCCATGGAAATAACGGCCTGCCAAGATTTCTCTCCGACCAATCAGCAATTTGAGGCCCAAAAGAAGTCCCCCCAACTAAAAAAGACTCCAAACGAGGCGAATCCATACCGAAATTAGACTGAACCAGCCGTAAACCGTCAGACCCATCCTGAACTGGTTTGGTTTCGTTGGAGATATCAGAGAGAAGGGTCGGGGGCTTGGGTTTTTCGTTTACAAAAAAAGTTTTTGCGTTTGTGTTTACGTTTGTCAATCCGAGGGCCTCGTTGCGTCTTTGCTGTTGAATGGCTCGTTTGTTGTTTACATATGCTGCGCCACGCTTTGAGTTGCATGATTTGCAAGCCGGCACCAAGTTCTCCACTGCGTCTGAGCCACCGGCATCGTAGGGCGTGAGATGATCAGCGTCTGAAGCCGGCACGCGTTTACACCAGTAGCACATTGGGTTGCCTTCGAGGACTATCTTGCGGTTTTTGCTGAATTCTGGTGTTGGGCGTCTGGACATGGTGGGAGTGTAACAACTTTGTGTCTTGTGCTAGCGCCCTTGCTTCGCTGCGGTTGCTTTCGTTTACATGATCGGTCTGGTGGTTCGTGTCCCCCCGCGGTTTAGAGTAAGTACCTCAAGGTCGCCGGATGTTATCGATGTAGGACGGTCACCTGTTCGCATTTATGACGTTTGGACGCTGCTCGAATGTGTTTACACACAGGTTCGTCTACCCACGTTTCCGTGTGTGATCTACCAGCTGAGTGCAACTCCCAACGTGGCCTTGGTTCTGTATGTTGTGCGAAGGTGCCTAGGGGCGCAGTTAGCGTGACAACTCGATGCCCCTAGGACTTGGGTGGGACTATAACCTGTTTACGCCCAAGGCGCTCAGCAATCAACTCCAACTGGCTAGGCCGCCACAAATACCACTCAGCATGAGGCAGAATGTTTAACGCCCAGACCTTTTGTGCGGCGCTAACTTTGCCTCGTTCGGTTTTCAGTTCGGCGAAGATAAGGCCACGGTCTTTGTGGGCTAGGACAAGGTCGGGGAAGCCGGCACCGTCAGATCTAAACACTCCTGGGCGTACTTGGTGGGGGGTGGGGTGGAACACTTGCCAGCCGTTCATTTTGGCGAGTGTGACGACTTGGTCTTGCCAAATCTTTTCGTTGACTTCACTACCTTTTGCCATTGACGCCCCCGAACCAAATGCCGAGGATAAACACAAAGCACATTGCCATGATGAATTGCAGGAGCTCAGCCATTGTTTACAGCCCGTGTTTGCCACTGGTCACGTTCAGCTTCGAGTTGGCGTATTTGTTCACGCAGCTGTGCAATCTCAAGCTGCTGGTCTTCAATCATGTCTTTGGCTGTTTGCAAATCCATTAGAACGGTTCCTCGCCATCGTTTACAGGCGGTGCATAGGTGCCAGACTTTAACGCGTCAATCAGAGCCGTGGCTTCAGCCTTTGTCATGCTGTCAAGGTTGGCAGGTATTGGATGCTTGCCTGATTTAAGCATTGACTTGGCGAAGTTGATCTGTTTCTCAGACGCAACACCGCTGGGCTGTGTAATGGTGACGTCAGGCAGGCGCTTATCAGTGCCAGTCGACATGCGCTGCACCTTGCTCATCTCCTCACGGCTAGGGCGTTTGTTTACATCGGAGCCGGCATATCCAGCGTTAGCCAATGCACGGCCCACAGCTGAGGTTTCACAGTTCTCGACGTGGCTGGTTCTGTTTACATTGCCAGCGCCACGTACTTCTTCGGCGTAGCCAGTAGCGACACAAACATCGTCTAGCCATAGTTCGGCACGTATAACACAAATGTCTGCACCTGGGGCGCTAATCATGTGGGTAATTGTGCGGCCGTTGGGGTGGTCGGCTAGCCAACGCGCCTGTCTAGCGCTAACTGGCTCGTAATCGTCAAGGTTGAAGCCCACTACTTTTCCCCTTGGATCTGACCAACAATGTCGGCAAACTGTTTAGCGCGGTAAGCGTCTGCAGCCCAAGCAAACTGAACCGGGAACGCTTCCTCGTGGTTCTTCATCTCGGTACATCGAACACACTGATAGCCGTCAACGATGTGGCAGTGGCACGGTTTACAGATCCAGTGAAACAACAGCGACTTAATTTGTAAGTCTTTGAAGTATTGCTTGTCGTCAATCATTGAACGCCTCCCATACATCTAGTTCTACGCCTTCACTAGCAGTGGGGTGCCACATTTGGGTGAGCATGGTGAGTCGTGCAGCTGCTTCCCGTAACACTTTTGCCGCCACGTAGTTTGCTGACAGTTCGGCGTCGACGGCAAGGTTGTTGAGATGCCGAATGATTTCTGGATCACTGTACGCCATTGCCTGCCTTCTTTGCGTCACGCTTAATTTTGGCGTCAACACGTTTACGCTCTTTACGCAAATGCACTAAGGCAGCCTGGATAGTTGGCAACAATGCGTCGTCTACATAGGTAGCAAGTTTTTTGCCTGTGAGCTGTGCAACAAACGCCAGCGCGTCGTATTCCTCTTGTGTGACCCGAAAGGCCACTACTTTGGTTTTCATTGTTTCTCCCCAATGTTTACAGTTGTTTACTTGCCCGATGAAACACGCCAATGGCCGAGGCCACCGTTCTTGTACAGGTATCGAGCGACCCGTACATTACACGAAGGATTTGTTAACGCCTTCACGACACGTTTACGCGGAACTTTACAAACCGCCGCTGTCACAGTAACCCACGACCCTTGGATCTGTAGAAGGCCGACATCTGGGCGACCAGTGGACTTGCGTACAGCTGACACAGACCGTGGATTGCACCTGGACTCACGCCAAGCAATTTTGCTGAACGTTTTAGCCGGCAAACCGTGTTTACGAAACAACGGCTCCCACTGTGGGCAAGACCGTGTGGCGGCTTGCGCTGGGGCTGTAGCTAATGCTGTGGAAAGTAGTGCTATGCACATGATGCGTCTAAACAATCCTCTGTTACCTCGATTGACGGCCCCCACGGCGCTGTGTGTGACAGTCGGTGGTTGACTGTGACGCGCTCGATCAGGCC